CCCCGGTGCGCCGCTTCTCGACTGGCATAGGCGACTTTCACACACGGCCCCATTTTTGGAAATAAGCAGTCTTACCGACCAGGAGACTAATGACTACCAGTGACGGCGAAACGTCGTCTAGCGGCTCGCTCGGGGCGGTTAAACGCCTACCCGTTGCTGATCTGCGCCCGATGGAGGGTAATCCTCGTCGGGGTCAGGTTGAGGTGATCGCGGAGTCGTTGCGCGTGAACGGGCAGTATCGCCCGATCGTGGTTAACGCCGGGTCGGTGACGGGCCGGCGTAACGAAGTGTTGGCGGGCAATCACACGATGCTCGCGGCTCGGCAGCTGGGCTGGGAGTCGCTCGACGTGTTCCTCGTCGATGTTGATGAGGAGTCGGCGCGCCGCATCGTCGCGGTCGATAACCGGTCTGCTGATTTGGGTAGTTATGACTCGCAGCTTCTTCGTGATCTGCTGGAGTCGCTCGACGAGCTCGACGGCACCGGCTATTCGGATGCGGACTTGAAGGCGTTAACGAGGTTGACGTCTGATCCGTCGCCGCCGGCTGACTTTCCGTCGTTCGATGATGATCTTGAGACGGCGTATTGCTGCCCGAAGTGTGGTTACGAGTGGTCGGGCAAGCCGAAGTAGGTAAGCCGCCGTATCGGGTGCCGTCGATGGGCGAGATCCGTGCGATCGAGCCGTGTGGTTTAGTTGCGGCGTCGACGTTCTCGGGTTGCGGCGGTTCGAGCCTCGGGTATCGAATGGCCGGCTTCTCGGTGCGGTATGCGAACGAGTTCGTCGAGGCTGCCCGCGATACGTATGCGGCGAATCAGTCGTCGGCGACGTTCCTGGATGGCCGGGATGTTCGGACGGTGACCGGGGCGGAGATCTTGGAGTATTGCGGCGGATCGGTCGATCTGCTGGATGGTTCGCCGCCGTGTTCGGACTTCTCGACTAACGGTAAGCGTCACGAAGGCTGGGGCAAGGTCAAGAACTATTCGGACACTACGCAGCGCGTCGACGATCTGTTCTTTCAGTTCGCGCGGCTCGTTCGCGAGGTTCAGCCGAGATGCTTCGTCGCCGAGAACGTCTCAGGGCTCGTGAAGGGCTCCGCGAAGGGCTATTTCAAGCTGATACTGGCGGCGTTGCGCGACTGCGGCTACAAAGTCAACGCGAAGGTGCTTAACGCTTCCTGGTTGGGTGTGCCGCAAGCGCGGGAACGACTGATCTTCGTCGGGGTGCGAGACGACCAGGCGTTCGAGCCGGTACATCCTCGTCCGTTGCCGTATCGCTACACGGTGAGCGACGCGATCGGCGACGGTCTGATTGAAGCCGGCGACACTATTGACCCCGAAGACGGCTACGACCTCTCGATCGTGCCGTACTCGATTTACCCCTTCTGGTTGCGCACCGCGATCGGGGCTTCGTCGGCCGAACGCTTTAACCTGTTCAAAATAAACCCGAAACGTCCTTCGCCGACGATCGTCGCGACCGGCGGTAACGCCGCAACCGCGTCGATCGCTCACTGGAATGTTCCTCGTAAGTTGACGCTGCTCGAACTGCGCCGCCTTGGCGGCTTTCCCGACGACTTCGTGCTGACCGGTATTCATCCGAAACGCTACGAACGCATCGGAAGGGCGGTGCCGCCGGTGATGATGAGTCATATCGCCGCCGGCTTGCGTGACGCGCTACTCGCCGATCGGAGCCTGACCCATGTCTGATATCGCGGATCGGTTCCCGGCCGGCGGCTGGGAGTTCACCCCTGAGGTCACCGAAGTGTTCGACGAGCACGTTCGGGCTTCGGTGCCGTACTACGACGACATTCAGGCGATGGTCGCCGAGTTCTCCGACTGGTTGCTGCCCGACGGCGGAATGTTCGTCGATCTCGGTGCGTCAACGTGTACGACCCTGGAAACGATCTGCGCGCGGCACCCGAATCGTCGGTTACGCGCCGAGCTCTACGACGAAGAACCGTCGATGCTCGATCGGGCGAAAGAAAAGACCGCGAACCTTAACGTGCTCGCGAACTTCCACGTCCAACGGTTACAGAAGCCGTTTAAGCACGTTAACGCCGACCTGACGGTCGCGTTGTTTACGTTGCAGTTTCTTCGCGAGCAGGAACGCGTACCCGTACTCGCTGAGGCGCGCCGCTGCACTACCCCTGGTGGGGCGATCATCCTCGCGGAGAAGATCCGCCCGCAGTCGTCGCTGCTCGCCGAGATCGCGATGGACGCCTCGCATGACTTCAAAGCGGCTGCCGGCATCCCCGATCAGGCGATCCGCTCGAAGGCCCGCGCCCTGCGCGGGGTGTTGATGCCGCAAACGTTTCACCAGTTGACGAGACAAATGTACGAAGCCGGCTGGCATGAAGTCGATGTGGTGTTCCGTTGGCATCAATGGGTGATCGTGATCGGTTTCGCCCGGTGAGTGATGTCCCGCAGCGGGTGCTGCAACTGTTTTTGGCGGGGGCTACGTACCCGCAGATCGCGGCGGCGGTCGACGTCGACGCCGAGAAGGTTCCCGATCTCGTCGCTGAGGCGTTCACGGCGTCTGACTCGACGGCGCGACGCTCGACGCTACTTGAGAACGCCCGCGCTATTCACTTAGAACGCACGGAGGCGTTATTCAAAGCGCACTGGGCGTCCGCTCTGCGCGGCGATCACCGCTCAGCGGAGATCGTCGCCCGAATCCTTGAGCGCCAAGCACGCAGCTTCGGTGTCGAGGCACAAGTAACGGAAGGCGACTCGGTTGACGAGATCTCGGCGCGGCGCGCTGCTCGGCGAGCAGGCACCACCTCGGGTTCGTCACGCGCCAAACGTCAGGGCTAACGCCTGGGAGGACGTCGCCGATCTCTCGTCGAGCTTCGGAATCGTCCTCGATCCGTGGCAGGAGAACGTTCTCCAAGCGGCGATGGGGGAACGCTCCGACGGGACGTGGGCCGCCCGCCAGGTCGCCCTATCGACGCCCCGCCAAAACGGAAAATCTCAGCTTATTGTTGCTCGCGCGCTCGCCGGCGTGCTGCTGTTCAACGAGCAGACCATCATCGTCTCCGCGCACCAGCAAGACACCGCCCGGGAAACATTCGGACGGATACTCGACCTCATCGACGACCACCCGGCGCTTAGTCGGCGCGTCGAATCGGTAATGAAAGCCGTTAACCGCGAACATATCCGCTTCACGTCCGGCCAGGTCATCAAATTCAAAGCCCGCTCAAGCTCAGGCGGTCGCGGATTCTCCTGCGACTGCCTCATGCTCGACGAAGCCCAGATCCTCGGTGCGTCAGCGTGGGCGTCGATTTTGCCGACTATGTCGGCGCGCCCGAATCCGCAGGCGTGGCTGTTGGGGACGCCGCCGACGGAGAACGACGACGCCGAGATCTTCGAGCGGCTGCGCTCGATCGGCTTGGAGGGTAAAGAGCAGCGGATCGCGTACCTGGAGTGGTCCGCCGATCCGGAGGCCCCGATCGGTGAGCCCGAAACGTGGGCGTCGGCGAACCCGGCTTACGGGAAACGCATTGATCATGAGGCAATCGCGACGGAGCTCGCATCAATGTCCGAAGAGCAGTTCCGGCTGGAGCGTCTCGGTATCTGGCCGGCGGTCGCCCGCCATATTCCGGTGGTTAAACCCACCGAGTGGCGCAACCTCGCGGCGCAGGGACCGGAGACGGGTACCGCACCGGCTGCGCTGGGGGTTGATATGTCGCACGGTTTGCAGATCTCGGTTGCCGCTGCGTGGGCGATCGGCGATCGGGTGCACGTCGAAGAAGTCTGGTCGGGCACTGACGTCGCCGCCGCTGTCGGATGGGTGAGCACCGCTGCGGGGAAACGCATCGAGGTCGTTATCGACGATCTCTCGCCGGCGGCGCAAATGCTGCCTGCCCTTGCTGCGAAACGCGTGAAGGTCAAACGATCGACGGCACGCGATATGACTAAAGGCTGTCTGATGTTCGAGACGCGCGCCGCCGCTGGGACACTCTCGCACGCGAACCAGGAATCGTTATCCGCTGCGGTTAACGGGGCGCGTAAAAGACCGATCGGCGACGCCGGCGGCTGGGGTTGGGATCGTCGCGACGGGACCGTGTCGATTCACCCGCTGGTGGCGTCGACACTCGCGCTGCTATCAGCGTCGATGAAACCCGCACCGAAAAGCACGCCGACTACAGGAAGGAGGGCTGTGCTGCTGTGATCGAGTACATCCACCTTCCGGGGTTAACCGACGACGAAGATTTGCTGCTCAA